AGTCTTGTACAACAGTCGTTGGAGTTGGCTTAACATTTCCATAGGTAGGAATAGGTAGACGAACTCTTGTCTTAGGTGACTTGTTGTCAATTTCTTGTGGCTCAAATACTGGTACGTATTCATTAGTGGTCTTTGAGATACGGCGCAAAGAAAATACATCGATCTTGTACAAACCGATACCAAGTTGAGAACAGAGTTCCTTGTATTGATTCTTGCGAACTTCAATCATCTGCATCAACTGGCGATAACGCTCAGATCGAGGGATCATCACTCCATCTGGCGCTTGAATGTCGATGTCAAAAGAGGCATCTGTAGCCAGTGTGTACATGGCTAAAGTAGATGCATAAATAACTACTGGGTATTCTTCTACCGTAGGTAAATTTGCAACAGTCATTGTGCGGCCGTAAGAGTCTGTATGAAAAGTTGTGTGCTGCTCAAATGCGTCATTTACATATTGACAAATTTCAGTCTCTGTAAAATACTTGAAGTAGTTTCCAGCAATGACAATGACGTCACCTGCTGCTGGAGTGTTGTCAAAAACGATGTGCCCTGTTGCTTCTTCTACCTCTACATCAGAAGATACATCTACTCCATCGCTATTTACGGCTAGGTATGCACCGTCAAGAGGAGAGTAGGGAATAAGAAAGCGGTTAGTAGTTCCATCAGCAATAAATTGATAGACAAAGGATCGACCGATGTCGCCTATCTCATAACGTAGGCGGTTTGCCATACCATTTATAGTAGCCACAAAACCTCCGTTAAATTACTGCCCTTATCATCTCGTGTAATTAAGATTTACACAGCACAAAAAAGGTCCAACCCCCAACTGGGAGGAGGGCGGGAACCAGTTGAGGGTCGGACTACTGTTGACGTCTAGTGTTTAGTTAGGACGCCAAATATATCCGAGTTGCTCAAGGTAAGCCGCAAGACCTGATGGGACTCGATACTTAACGCCAGCCTTAAAGGTGTAAGAATTTCCTACGCCGTAAGTCATGTCTTCGATGTCAGTGATTGTACGGATGACAACCATGTCACCTGCAGTTGATACTCCGACATCTTCGATCTCGTCTAGTACGAGTGGGGCATCTGGATTCTTAGGATCAAATACATCCTTTTCCAGACTCTCTGCCTCAAGTTGCGTAGCGATTGAGATTTCTTCTGCACGCTTCTTTAACTCTGCTGCATTCTTCTTTGTTGCTTGTTCTTTAGCACGACCTGTTGCGTCTAAAGGACTTACTGGTGTATTTGCCACGGTATGTATTCTCCTAAAGTAGATTGGTTATTGATGCCTGGGGACCCAGGAAGGAGTAGGGTCCCCAGACATCTGTAAAACTTGTCTTAGTTTGTGTAAACCTTGACGATAGCCTGATCGGTGATTACACCTAGGCCCCAGATTGCGTACCATGCAAGAGCGTGCTCACGACCGAAGTCAAGAACTCCACCGTCACGTAGTTCAACTGGAAGAGAGATTGCGTGACCAAATGCGTTGTCACCAATCATGATTGATTCGTAAACTTCTGCACCGTTACCAGTAGCGTTATTTAGGTAACCCTTTTCTGCTGTGAAATCTGCAGACTCTGGGTTTCCACCTGAACCAGGTGCAGTGTTAGCCTTGACAGGAATGCTGTACTGATCTGCTGGAACACCAACAGATGTTGAGGTTGTGTAGCCAGCGTTGATTGCCAACTTCTTAACCTGTGTTGTTTCGATGAATACTACGTCGTATAGACGACCGATTTCACCGAGCATGAAGTTACCTGGAGCAGCGTACTTTGTAACTTCGATGAACTCTGGGTTCGAACGAATGTCACGTGACTGCTTTGGGTGTACGAACTGTACGTATGTCTCACCTAAGCGAGGGATGTTTTTACCAGCAAGGGTAAGAGCAGCATCCTTTACAGCACCTGTTGACAACTTGAAGTTACCATCTAGTGCTGAGATCTGTGTTGCTGGTGTACCTTCGTTGTACCAGTCGTTAACACCTTGTAGGCCAGTACGGTCGTAACCGAATACTGCTGATGTTGCTGCTGATAGTGTGTTGCGAGCCTGTACATCTAGGTACTGTGCCATGTGGCGACCTAGAAGACGTGATGCTGACGCCATAACGTCATCGAATGATGCGTTAAGAAGTAGTTCAGAAACTGCTACTGCGTAGCCGTGTTCTGCAACTGTGATTGCGATCTGCTCTGCTGTTAGAGCGTTGGTTGTCATACGAACACCTTCAGTTAGAGGTGTTGGGTCGATACCAAAGTTCTTGTAACGGAGGAAGTTCACACGGAGACCAGGTGCTACACCTAGTTCTGTCTTCTTAACTGCGAATTGCTCGAAGCGAAGAATTGGCATTGCCTGGAACAAAATTTCCTTGCTCCAGATTGTTTGAATTGCTTGGTTCAAAGATGAGTTTGAACCTGAGTACGCTGTAGGCGCTCCTGCGAGTTGCCCAGTACCTGTAATTGCACTTGCCATTTAGGTCAAGTCCTTTCTTAATTGGTTAGTTGGAAGGGATTACTGATCGAACAGTCCCTGACCACGATTGCTGGCGGCAGTGCCAAGTAACTTGGCTCTTTGTTTCGCATAATCGGCCATTGTCATGTCCCGAATTGCATCGGGTGTATACGATTGTTGTGACGAGTCATTATCGAGGGGTCCTGAGGCAGGTGCGGTAATTCGAGTACCTGCCATTTGTTGCTTCGCAGATTGCATTGCTGCTTGTGCAGATTGCAAAATGCTTGAAGACTTTTCTTTGAGAGTAGCGATGCTGCTCTCAACTTCATCGGGAGTATTACCTTGAATCAAATCGATTAGTTCAGGAACGATATTATCCCGCTCTTGTTCCAGACGATTTTGACGGTAATTCATTAGTTCTTGGAACCTGCGCTCTTGTTCTAATAGAGCAAAAGCACGTTCTCTCTCAAGACGTTCTTGCTCAATCTGAGCCTGAAATTCTTGCTCCTTCTTTGCCAGGAGTTCCTTGAGTGGAAGTTCTGCTTCCTCTCGTTCTTTTTGCTTTGCCAATTTTTCTGCTTCTTTAGCAGCACGCTTGGCTTCCCTATCTGCTTCTTTGGCTGCAACTTCTTCAGCACGAGCCTTCGCAGCAGCGAGTTCTTCTTTCATCTTTTCCATTTGAGGATACAACTTTGCCTTTTCTTGCTCACGAGCCTTAGCAATGTCGTCTGCTGTATACACAGATGTCACCTCATTCTGAAAAACTTCTGTTGCAGTTGTAGGTACTTCTGTAACTACTTCTTCAACGGTCTCTACTTGGTTATCCATAGTAATCACCTATATTTTCTGGGTCTTTGTCCGAATGCCTTGCGGCGTGCCACTGGGTTTTATTACGAGATAATTGCATTACATTTTGATACAAAAATCTCGGTATACTCTGATTTTTTATCAGAATCTTCTATTCCTTATCAACCGTTCTGCGCTGTGGGATTTTAGTTCCGTAGGCATCAGTGACAAGTTTATTGCGTAGGTCTGCTTCAGCCTGGACTTCGATTCCCTTAGTCTCTTGGCTTGCTGCGTTCTCTGGGTTCTTTGGATCTTCTGCCCCAATAACTCCGTCACCCATGATGTCGCCATCTCCTAATTGAGTAGGCTGCATTGGGATAGCGGAATTGCCATCAGGTCCTGGCATCATGCCAGTCATGTCCATGATCTGCTTCTGAATTTGAATCTTAACAAGTTGTAGAGCGCCATCTGCTTGAGCATCAGAGATAAGTTCTTGACGAATCTCTTCCAACTTCTCCTCTGGGAATTCTTCACCAAGAGTACGCAGTGCGCCTTCTTTAGACTCAAGTCCCATACCCAACTTAGTCTGGATTTCATTGAGCGCAATCAACTTATCGAGAGGCAGTGGCTGTGGGAAGTGAGAGTAGTTCATGTACGAAATAGGATCGTTAGGATCAAGTTGTGTTAATTGACCCTCTTTAATTGGGCCATCTACTTCTGGGTTGTAGAGCATCGTCTCTGGCTCTTTGAGGAACAATGTACGGAGTGCAAGTTCATTGATTCTCTCAAGTCCCTTGCCGTACTGGGCTACCTTTTGAGAGTAGCGATTCATCAATGGCTGATACTGGATAGAAAGTGCTACACCTGAAGTGTTAGAGATTGCTTGAACTTGTCCCAGTGCGGTTTCTGGGATGTTCATAAGTTCATGCATTGAGCGCTTTAGAAGTTCGAGGTACTTCAAAGCACCATCAATACCTTGGGCGCCGCCTTCAAGATTGAAAACCTGAGCATCTTTTGGAAGACCGCCCCAGACTTTCTTAGCACCCTTTTCCAAATTAGAGGCTTTAGCACCCACGATTACTGTCACTGGTGATGCGTGGTAGTTAATGATGTCTGCGACATCAGTGCTAATTTCGTTATATGCACGGTTGATAGTGATGATGTCGTGT